TCAGCGATACCGAGCGCGGCCTGAATCTCCGGCGGCACGACCGTCCCCGGTTCGCTCGGCGGGTCGGGCGGCGCGTTGAACATGTCGTTGAACCCACCATGCACGTCCGCGATGTGATGCACCGTCGAGTGCTGCCGTTCCTTGGCCAGCGCGAAGTCGGCCGCCGCCTTGGCCCGCGTTGCCGCGGTGTCGGCCTCGGCCTTGTCCTCGGCCATTTTCTGGACTTTCTGCTGCGTCTGCGCCTGCGCCTCCTGACGGTCTTTCAACATCTTCAACAAGTCTTCCTTGTTTCTGAAATTCGAAGCGGCAATCAACATTTCCGGCGGAATCAGGCCCGGTTGCGTGCCCGCCAGTTGCAGCAAATTTTGGAACTGCTCGGCCTGTATGCTCGGAACGTCAATTCCTTCCTCGATCGTAATGTCGACATCCATATCGGTAATATCGTTCTCAACCCGTATTACTTGCTGTAAGCGCGGATCACCCGGCCCGAGTTGCATCGCCTGCATCGCCTGGGCGCGTTGCTCGTCCGGCAGCGCCGCCAGTTCATCCATGAGCCGCACCGGCTGGTTGATGCCAACCCAGCGCGTCGAATTGAGGTCGTCCGTCACCCGCACCCACCGGCCCGCCGTCCAGTATTGACGCGCGGCCATCCAGGCAATCGACAGCAGATCACGATTCCACATCCGCAGCGTGTCCGCGATCGGCTCGTGCGCCGCCGCGCCGCCCGCCTGCTGTGCCAAGATCGCACGGCCGCTCAACTCGCGCGGGTCGGTGCCGCTCATCGAGGCGTTCGGCCCTGACGCCTGCATCTCGGCGGTGGCGTGCTGGAGTAACTGAAACTGGCCGACAGCCAGGTCATTGCCTCTGTCGATCTCGAATTTCATGCCTGGATTGACAACGATCACGCCGTCAGGCCGCGCCACCTCACGCCGCGCCTTGTCTATGTCCGCGACCGCTCCGTCTTCCGTCACCACCTGGGCGACAGACAACAGATGCAGTGCTTTACTGCGACGCTTGTTGACCTCATCTTGCATACTGATCAGGTCACGAACCATTCCGTAACGATTATTCTCTCGGTCAATGTGCGCGCTGGTCATGCGAAGGCCGCAGGCCGACTTGCCCTTGGCGTCGAGAAATGGGGACTTCGTGGGTTCTGCCAGGAAACCGACGCGGGTGTAGGTCGAGACCCACCACTCGTTCCGCTCCTGCCAATGGCATTGCACGACGCGGATGCGCTCACGCTTACTGTCGCACCACACGATCTCATGCGGCCGATCGGTGTAGCTTCCGGTCTGCGTCTGGAACGTATCGGAGATCAGGTCTTCCGCGTCGGGCCACATCTCGGATGCCTGATCGCGGTCCATCCATATCACGATGCCGCGATGGCGCGCGTCGCTAAAGTCCAGCCGGCGCGAATGCGGGTCCCACCACAGCCGATCGAACGGCACTTGCTCGAACGTGATATCCGCACCACCCTTGCCGTCGTCTACCAGCACGATCTCGGCCCCGCCGACGCCCTCGACCATGAGGTTTTCGTAAACGTCGGATCTGATCAACGGCAGGTTGTTGTCATCGCTCATGTAACGAAGCGCCTGCGTCGCCGCGTCCGCCTTGTCCTCGTCAACCGGATTGCGCGCGAATGCTTTGGGGTCGGTTCTCGACTTGCGTTCGAGGCCGCACATAAGTTCCACTTTGCGGCTGACGTAGTTGATCGTGACCTCGGGCTGGCCCCTCAGCTTCAGCGCCTCTTTCTCGGCGGATGACCACTGGTATCCGTCTTTGTAATCCCTGTCCCTCTGCGACCATTTTCTGCCATCATCGGTCGCGCGCTCGCTGTCCTCGAACCACTGGACCATCCGCGCGTGCAAATCATCGAGATCGCGCGGGTAACGATCCCCCGCGATGCCCGGACCACCTTTCGGGCGCGACGCCTCGGCGGCCTCGGGGTCCATCGGCGGGTCGGGATAGAGGGACTGGGACACTACCGCACTCCCTTGCAATCATAATAAAGCACGGCCCCGTGCATGTCGGCGGACGAGGTGATGACACTAACCAGCGCGGTGTTCGTGAACGCGGCCAACGAGAACGCGGCCACGCCAGCCGAGCCGTTCGCCACCGCGCATGTCGCGTAGTTGCCGGGGATCGGGAACGGCAGCGTAATCGTGCAACTGGTGGTCGGCGTGGTTGAACCAACCGTGATGTAGCCGCTGGTCGCGCCGGTCATGGACGCACCCGTGCCGCACGCTGAAACAACCGCCAACGCTGGTTTGTCCCAGAAATTGTCGCCGTAAAAGATGCCATTAGCCGCGCTGATCGCGACGGATTTAACACCGGATGTTTCAAACGATGTGTTGTTCTTAATGCTTGCCCCGGTCGGCGCGACGACATCCAATGCCTTCTCGAAACGGACAAACAGATTGTCTTCAATGGTCATCGCCAGACCAGCCGCCGTGCTACGGATGCCATGCACCTTGACATCACCAGACCGGCCCACCGCGCGCATACCACGGACGTTGAGTTCAGCCCCCGATGTCATGTTGACGAGGTAATAATCTCCTCCATCAGCGGCGCTGCCGACGCTATCGACCTGAACGTCACTGATATAGAACGGCCCCGCGCCGACGATGAAACTGCCGCGACCGCCGCCGCTGACGAAGTTTCTTAACACCAACCCATTATTGCCGACATTGAAGCACGGCGCGTTGCCGGTGAGCGCGCCGCCGGGAGTAACAACGGTGCCGCACGCGGTCATCGAGCCGCTGAATATAACGCTGCCAAACGACAGCACACCGCCGGTCGCCACCTCCAGTAACGTGCCCACGCCATCCCAACCGGCGTCGAAGCGTGATCCGACAAGATTGGCGCCGCTATCAACACGCACGCCGTAGCGCAGACCATACGACTGACCGTTCGACATCGTGACCGACACGATGCCATTGCCAGCGCCGTTATTGGCCACACGCAGCAACGTGTTGTTGGCGGTCGCCGTCGCGATCGCCGCCATGCAGGCTGGTGCGGAATTGCAATAGCGTTGCCACGCCCCAGGCACATGCCGGTTGCCGGTCAGCACGATACCGTCAGGCGTGCTGCTCAACCGAATGATGTCATGCACCGCGAACATGCTGTTGTTGGCGATGTAGCCATCGCCCCATCCGGTGCCGGGAGTTTGCGCGATGCCATCATAGGCGTTGATGATGTTATTGTTCGTGAAACGAAAGAACAGACATCCCATCCCGCCGCCGCCATCCGAGATCGTCGGCGGATAGACCACCGCTCCCGTGGTCTGGTTCGGATAGTAGAAGTTGAACCCCTCCATCGACCAGCCATCGGCGCAGACAAATGGCTTAACCGTGGTGCTGGTGAGGAAGAACGTCGTCCCGGCGTTGACACCAGGCACGCCGCCAAATGGCGCGTTGGCTCCAACCCATCCACAATTACGCAAGGAGATACTGGCCGCGCCGGTCAACAGGATCTTACCCGGCGGCAGGATCAACTTGCCGCCCTTGGCGATGCACGCGTCAGCCGCCGCTTTCAGCGCGAGGTCATCGGATGTCACACCGTCCGCTTTGACTCCAAACGCGGTGGCATACATCACCGAGCCGGATGTCTCCGTCATCATCGGGTTGCCGCATGTCGATGGGTCGCCGGGACACGCGGCGTTCGCGGCGAACGAAAACAGCGTGAGCGCCGCCGTGAGGATCAGGCGACGCATAAATACCCTCCGTTGTTCCAGATCTGACCAGGGGCAAGACCCACGCTACTCGTCGGCAGGTTGGGCAGGATCAGGTTGGCGCCGCCGTCGCCTGTTCCCACGGCGGCCGCCTCGATCGCCGCGTTTAGTTCGGCGGCGAACAGCGCGTCGCCCTCTTGCCATGGGTATGACGGACGCGGCGTCCCGCTCATGTCGTCACCATCTGCATTTCAGTGTTGGAGACATGATTGTTGGACCGACCGCCCGCGCGACGGCGACCGTTGTCGTTGGAATATAGGATGTCGCGAACGCGCCTAATTCTACCTGTGCGCCCCAGCAATAAACCACGCCAGCAGGTATCACGACCGGACCGGCACCGCGCCGATCACCACCGATCTGGAACGCGTAAGTCCCCGCCCCCAACGCGGCGGTTGTCACCGAGAACCGTTGCCATTGCGTCGTCTGCGTGGCGGGTATGGTGTAAAATGTGACGCCGTTGGGTGTCACCATTACATTGATGACTTCGCCACCAGCATTCCCGCGCAACCATAAACTGAACGTATATATGCCAGCCGAGAGTGCGGCGGGTTGCTGATAAATTACGCTGGACTCACCAGCATTGGCTACCGCCGGGAATGACAGTCGTGTCGCGGTCAGTGTTCCATCCGGCGCGGTAGCATTATTTGGCAAGATACCGGGATTGGCGACAATGGAGCTGAACGGTCCCCATGGCGCGACATTCATGGCGCTCTGTAGCAACAGGTTCGTGCTCGCGGCCTCCGGCGCGTCGGTGACACACTGCCCATACGCCGCCGTTGGAAACGCGGCCCCGGCCAACAGCAATGAGCGGCGGCTAATCACCATTCCCGCGCCGCGAACGCCTGGGCCGTGGTCGCGCCGATGATGCTGTATGCCTGACCGGAGGCCGGAGACATGCACAAGAACTGTTGATTGACCGGGATCAGGATCGACGGCGGACCCGCGACCGCCGTGGCCGTCTCGGACACCCACAGGCTACCTAGCGACTGGTTCTGGATCATGCAACCGTGTCGGCCAGGGAACGCCGGTAGGACGACCTGGGCGGTGCCGCCGGCGGTAATGGTGCCGGAGCGGTCGGCGTAGGTGAGGGCCTGCGCCCACGCCGCCGAGGGCGACATGAGGGCGGCCAGGATTAGAACGCGGATCATGGCTATTCACCCTCTCGTTTCAGGACTTCGCGTATTGAGTGTTTGCGCGCGGTTTCCATCGCGTCGGCCAACAAATCCCGCAGCCAGTCGCGATCGACTTTGTAGCCGAGGTCTTCGGCCGCGATCATCGCCGCGTCGGCCCACTTGTCCGGATCGTCGCCGACTTCGCGCTGGAACGCAGCGCCGCTGAGTGTGCGATAGTCGGTCACGCCACCCTCCAGTCGCGTAACTCTTCCGCGTCCCGGTTGAACGCCGCGTCCCAACTGTCGCGGGGCGGCGGCTTCGGCTTGTCCGGCGCGATCTCACGCCATGCCAGGGACATATATCTCATTGCATCGGAGGAATGACTAGACCAATCATGTTTCGGTCTGTCACTAAACACCTTGGCTCGTTCATCGAACTCCGCGTGATACGCGCGCAACGCCTCCAGCCCTTCGTGACAGTTCGACGCGTCAAACCACGTCTTCGCCAACGTCACCCGTGCCGCGTTGATGCCGTCCATGATGGACAGCTTGCGGACGATCCACGGGTGGCGGCCGGATAATGCTTTCATCGTCTCGAAGATGCTGCGTCCGGTGCCAAGCTCGCGCGCCATCGCGTCGTGCGGCAGGTAATCGCGACCGTATTGATACGGCTTCGATTTCAATACCTCGACGTAATGGCCGAGCGCGAAGCCCGACGCCTCGTAATGGTCGATAACGTGTAGTTCCGCGCGCACGATCTGGAAAAACCAAATGGCGGTGCTGTCGCCGATACCGATGTCCCACGCGGTGTGCACTGGAATCGCCGGATCGTATGGCACATTGGTGATGCGGCCGGATGTTTCCGCGTCGGCCAGTTCCTTGCCGAAGTAGGAGCCGAGGATCGCGGCATCAAATGAACATTGAAACTCCTGGGCGTATTGCTCGGGCGTGAGCATCGCCGCCATATCGTCGAGTTCGGACTGCGGCAGGATCTCGGTCTCGCTCGCGCGCAGCACCAGTGAGAACCAATCGGGGTCGTTCTCGGCGTGGCTGTGAACGCGCCAGAAGTCGTTGCGTCCGCGTGGTGTGCCGATGAACACCGCCCAGCCGTGCCGATCGGCGAGCGCGGGACGGATGACCTCGGGCCATGCGCGCGGCGCCATATCGGCGTATTCATCGAGCACGCAGCCATCGAGGAAGATGCCGCGCATCCTGTTGTAGTTGTCGCTGCCGTAGAGCCGCACACGAGCCCCGTTGGCGAACACCACCATCAGGTCCGACTCGCGCTGTTCCACACCTGGAATAGCAGCGGTAAATCGTTTCAGATACAGCCACACGCTATCTTTCGACTGCGCGTATGTCGGGCTGATGTAGGCAAACCGCGCGTCGGCGTTGGTCGAGCGCAACGCGGCGTCGATGAGGTCCATGATGCACGAGACGGTCTTGCCGGCGCGGCGATGCGCGACGATGCACGCCCAGCGCTGCTTGCGTGCGTGAAACGGCCTGAAGTGTGGCCGCGCGTCGTAACCGAGGGAGAGCTTAGTCCCCACGGTCAACGCCGGTTATGATCGTGATCGGGCCGCCGTCGCCGCCTGTGTGTGCGATTGTGTCACGTTGACCGAGGAGTTGCTTGCCGAGCCACACGAGCATCGTGGCGTTGCCTTCCTCCGCGCCCTTCCATTGCAGACGGCGCAGCGTGGCCTGCCCCTTGGCGGCGCCGCGATCGATGGCCTCCTGAACCGCCGGGTCTTCAGCGAGGTGCTTGTAGAACGTCGAACGAGCGAACCCGCACAACGCCGCGAGTTCATCCTTCGAGCAACCTATCGACGCTCCACGCTCAATCACGCCCAGATCAATCTCCGACTTCGGGCGGCCTCTGAGATTGGCGTCGTCGAACCCTTCAAGCGGCATCGACCAGCCTCCGTTCTGTTTCGACCTCGGCGAACACGCGGCCGTCGCCTTCAAGCGACGCGGTCTGGCCCGTGAATTGCTGCCAACGACGGATTGTTACATCAACGTATTGGGGTGATATCTCGATGGCGTGGCAGGCGCGGCCGGTCATCTCGGCGGCGATGATGGTGGTGCCGGAGCCGCTGAACGGTTCGTAAACCGCCTGTCCTGGGCTGCTGTTGTTCTCGATCGGGCGCTTCATGCACTCGACGGGCTTTTGGGTGCTGTGGCCGGTCTCGGACTTCTGTTGCGCGTCCATCTGCCAGAGCGTCGATTGCGTCCGATCGCCTTGCCAATGCCCCGTGGCGGTTTTTCTCACCGCATACCAGCAAGACTCGTGCTGCGAATGGTAATGGCCGCGACTAATCACAAACCGATGTTTTGCCCACACAATGAGATTGCGTGGTTCAAAGCCCGCCGCCTGAAGGTCTTGGGCCATGCCAACAAGTTGTCGGTCGCCGTGCCAAACGTAGGCCACATCCCCAGAAAACAGAACCCAGGCATCTGACCAGTTAGCCCGCACGACATTCT